AGCAGTCAGGGTATCACATTCGACGGTCACTTCAGGGATGCGATTTCCAATTTTCACACTTAGTTCTGCACCTTGTATGAAACATTGGGCCATCCCAGGCTGGTGAACTTGAAAAGGGTCTCTCGAATACGGTGCTGAGTTGAAGACAGCGGGTGCCGCTGCCAATTCAGCCACCGTCGGCCAGTCTTTTGTTGCCCCATCCAGGATGAGCCAATTCAGGCCGCGCTGGAAATGGGGTGAAAAGTAAATCAGAGCTATTTTCCCGACAGGAAGCCGAATCGTTGTAAAAGTTGAGGCCCGATATGCAACATAAGGGACCGCATCTCGTTGAAGAACAACGACTCCTGTGAGAGCGTCTGTATATTTAATCACCGGTCCGGGGGGCCGGTAGGCTCTTGTCACATCGAGCAAGGTTGCTGCGACATCGGCCTCCCACCTCTCCACTTCGTTCCTCCCTGAGAGGATAGCCTGCTGTGTAGTCCTTACTGCAGCAGGTTTTGGATTTTGCCTCGTCCGAAGGCGAGCTTTATCCCTATCCGATTGTTCCTTCCTCCTTCGCATTTCCTGTTTTCCGGTTTGTTGTTTTGGGGCCATGGTCTGGTGTAAGCCCACAGAAGGAAGGTAACACGCCTGAGGATCAGAGATCCTCCACCTGGACGATCGCCTCTAAGAGCCAATCATCCATCACATAGGGCAGCTGGTTAACGGCATTAATCCGCTCTGCCAGCCGCTCAAAGTCCCTCACACAACAATCGATGCCTAGGCGTTGATAGACACCGGTGAGGATAATTAGGGTCTCGGTAGTGTAACCGGCCCCTTGCGCAAACGCCAGCTCCTGCTGGTGTTCCCTCGTGTAGGTGGTTATCTTCCCACCCTGGAGTACTCGTTCGGTGAGCATCCCCATTTCCCTTATTACTGGCACATGGGGGTAGCAGCCCAACATCTGCTGCCCGACCCCCTTGACCCAGGCGAAGGGATCCCCAATTGGGGCTTGTTGCCAGTGGGCCTTGTAGGCCCGCCGACCAATGGTTGGGCCCCAGGCCCACTTACCCGGGAGGCGGTAGGGCCTATTGCCCAAGAAGACCGCGTCCGCCAGGTGCTCCGATTGTCCCAACTTAGGGATGAAACCAAAACGCCTGACATTCCTCTCCAGACTCTCGGCCGAGACTGGATTGTCCACCCCTGCGACCATGTCGTCTCCAACAACTCCCAGCTTGAAATCTGACAAGCCAGTGAGCTGCTCAAGCTCGACGCCCTGGATCGCTGCGCTCAGGCAAAGTGCCATGGTGACCCCATTGAGTAGTGCATTCACTAAACCCGTGTCGTCACGTCCACTGGCATTCATTGCTTTTGCCTGGTATTGGAGGCCGTAGTTGCACTTTGCAAGCGGCTTCTCCCACCATTCCAGCACTTTCCAAAAATCCGCCTCAACTGCCGGCACGAAGCGGGCGTACACGGACTTGACCCATGCCCAGCTCACCGCACTGTGTGTGCAGTCAAAAGCTGAGAAGTCGCACCAAACAAAATGGCTGCGGACTGCCAGGTGGCTGTTCAACCACCTATCCAGGGTCTCAGGCTCCACTGAGGCGTAGAAGACCCGGTTGTCGGCATGCCATTGCTTCTTTAAGCCCTTAAGCATTGCCGCCATTGTTGGACCAGCCACCACATGAGTTACGTCGTTGGGCCCCTGAATCAGGCGGGGGATCATCGACAACTCCAGCGAGCCGTCCAGACTCTGCTTCCAGCCTGGTAGTTTCTCAGCCTTCACAAAGGACTGGAAACTCGCCATTTTGGGCCGCAGACCGGTCTTCTCATAAGTGGCGAGAGCAAGCTCCATCGCCTTCTTCCTTCTTGCTGGTCGCTCAAGCATCCAAGCGTCCAGGTCTGGCCTCGGAGAGTTCAGAGGAAACTCTCCCAGGAGGTCTGGGAACCGGTCAATCAGTTTGTAGACTGCCGGGTCCGGACTCGCCTCCGTTTTGAGAAATACGCGGTAGAGCACTGCTTTCGCTAAAACAGTTGGCCCAGATGCGCTCACTGTGGGGTAGCAGCCACTGACTGCCATGCCACAGAGCCGCGGCCCTTTGTCCTCTCGGAGGGCCACAATTTCTCGTGGTGGGGTGTACCACTCACCAGTCTCCTTGGAAACTGATTTCCCGGTTTTCCCGACCGGCCAGCTCAAGAC